GCCAAGTACATCGGCTGATGACCGGCCTAGTCGAGCGCGGCGCGGCTGAGAAGGTAGCCGGTCGAGCCAGAGCGTTTAAACTTTTATAGGGAGATGACATGCAAACAGAACACCTAAAACCAAACGACCTAGTCAGCGTTACTAGCCCAAGTGGCAGGACGGTCACGGCTATGGTCAGGCGGGTCGAGCGCATCGACGATAAAAGCTACAACGTAGTTTTTGAGGATATGCAGACCGCCGACAGGTTTGACTATCAATATCTATATAAGTGAGGTGAGGGGGCGAAAGCCCCCTTATTTTTTGGTGCGCTGCTGGATGCTCTCAATTGTGCCAGCCCCAAAGTAAAATCCTAAAATAATCAGCATCGCATAATTTATCGTGAACTGTTCCATAACTTTTGTTACTGAGTCTGGGTCGCCACGTCCGGTTATGGTCATGCCAAGCACCAGCATGTAGCTGCCGAGAAACGTAGCCCCAAACATTAGGGCAAGGTATCGCTGGGCAATTTTAAATGGGGCATACGCTGCCATCAAATCAATTTTGGCTTTGCTCTTTGCCGCAATGGCTTCCTCATCTGATGTGTGCATATCGTCAATGAGCTTCATGCCCTGACTGATAACGTCACCCGATCCTAGTATCTTTCCTAAAACTGCTAACATTATTTCACCTTCAACATCAGTTTAAGTTTTTCTATTTCAATCTCTAAATCATGCACCCGCTTAACGGTGTCTTGCACAGATTTTGGCGGCTGAAACTTGTCGATCCAATCATCGTTTTCCTCAACTTCCTGCATTGTCAGTTCAAGATTATGCTCAAGAAAACTGATGCGCTCGGTCAAACCAAAATAAACCCACACGCTGACGGCGGTAAACGCAATCATGCTGATTAGGTTTCTTAGCGGGATAGTAACCTCGCTGGCCTCGTTCAATCTTGTCGCTGCGTTTTTAGTCATCAGCCAACGCCCTAAATCTTGCGGTAATACGTTTCGCCCGGTTTGGCGTTTGGTCGAACCAGCGCGAATCCTCAGCCTCTGCGGCAACAGTCAGCCACGCCTTCGGGTCTTCCATAGCCTCAGCAACGCCAGCCCACATTTTTACAAACTTAGAGCAGCGCGGGTAGCCGAGCTGGAAAGTCATGTTGCAGAGCGCCAATGCGGCTTCAGGATAGCGTAAGTCCAGCTCGTTGAAGTCAACGCCGACGTTGTCACATAAGCGGCGACAGTCTTCAATCGTGACTGCTATATCCAGATTAAACCGTTGGCGCACACGATCCTCAGACACAGGCGTGCCAATCGGCTGGCCGTGTTCTGGGTCGTGTTCCTTTACCAACGCGCCAATCCCAAACGTGGGCAGGCCGAGACTGCACAAATAAATAATATGCTCGCCGTCGCTATTCTTTTTGACGCCTTCCTCGGCAGCAATTTCTTCTCGCAATGTGTCTTTATTCATCGCCTCGTCTCCATAACAATCGCAACCGCTTTATCCCAGCTATCACTTTCTGCTTCAGGCGTGAAGCGCGACGGCTGCACGCGCAGAGTGTATTGCCGTATGCTCGTAACCGGCATGAACAAGACCCTGCGGGCATCGGGGGAAACAAGGCAGAGAACATCGTAGTCATCCTGTGTCGGTAGTTTTTTTGTTTTAGAGCCGTGACCAAGCTGAAAATGGTGACGCGGAGATCGACCAACTTTATAGCCCAATAAACTCGCAGTCTTTGCCTGAATACGAAGAAAATCTTGCCCATACCACGCCACCATATCAATTCTATCTTGTTGACAAAGAGAGACGCGCCAGCCTAAGCCCAAGATGGCAGCCGCCGCGATGTATTCGCCAATCAGCCCGGTTGTTGTTTCGTTCAATTTTTAGACGCCAACCACATAACCCAAAAGAATATGCCGAAGGATACAATGCCTAACACGCCAATCGCAATAGCCTCTATTATTTTTTGCCTCATCTCCTGCTGCTTATAAATAGCCTCTTGACGTTCTTTGCGGATCCGCCCCTCAAGGTGGATCAGGTCAGCCCAAGCCTGCGGCCCGAAAGTCATTTGCAGATATTGCTTCAGCTCGGCGCGTTGCGCCTCTAGCTTCTTCTTGGCGGCGTAAACTTGCAGCGCCTCGCTCTGGACTGCGTCGGCACCTTGCAGCTTCTTGAATAGCGGCGGGTTCTTGGCCTGCTTCTCGGCTTGGTCAATATCAGACGCGGCCTTCATCCAGCGCGACACGTCGCCAATGCAGCTCTCCAGATCGCGCCCAGCATTAACCATCTGCTTGATCGTATTGAAAGCTGCCGTCGCTCCAGAGATTGCTGCACCTATTGTTATTGGGTCTATGACAGTGTTCCTTATGTGAAAGTGGGGCGCATTAAACCAGTATTATAGCACCGCGCACGCCAGTCGAGTATATCACCTCTAAGGACTGCCTGCTCGTAAATTTGAGTGGTTTTTTCTGTGTCTGGGCATTGAGCCACAACGCCAGCATCAACTTTTGGCTGTCCGTTAGGCAGGATAACCACCACAACGAACAGCAGCAGCGGGTTCATTTTTTGTCACAACCCTGAATACGCTTGATGATGCGCCTCACGGTATCTGTTTCGTAAATGCGAATCAGTATCCACACGCCAGTAAACAAAGCCACAATATCCGGCACCATAGCCATATATGCGGCGGCGGTTCCTGTTCCAGCAACTACGTCAATGATGACTTTGTTTTCTTCGTTCATTAGTCAGCATCCGCAATGGTAAAGTCATCGTCAGAATCATTGTGTCTAGCTAAAAGATGGTCATATTTTTCATTTCCGACATTAGCAGGGATAATTGACTGACTGCCATCTGCGTTTACTGCAATCACGGTGGTGTTTGTCACTGGATTGCCATCCATATCAGTGCCGCTAACATATTGTGCTGACGTAAAATTAAAATCATTAGTGTTAATCATTTTTTATAACTCCGCACTAACTGAAGCAACCACATCGCCATCGCTTCCACCAGCCTTGTTAAATAGCATTTGAGAGGCTTTATAAAAGGTAAACCCATTTATCCCTATACCTGCGGCTGTTGGAGATGGAACACTGTAACCGTTAACACTGTCGACAGATGAAGGTGCTGCTCTTTTTTCTACTTTAAACTCAACATCAAGCCATTGGTTGGTTGAACTGCCGTTGAATGAAAGAGACATAAAAGTATAACCTTGCCCACCAGTAGAAACCGCGTGGCCTAGCAACTCAAAATAGCGTTGGCACTTTATCAACTCATCGCCATAGCTGAGGTGCTGAAAATTCGTTGCTGTGGAGCCAACCTCAAGTTTTACGCCAGTGATGTACCATTCGTTTGATGAGCTATCTGCGAGATTGACTTGACCAACAGCAGAATTAGTAAGCGTTCTTGATGCCCAAGAAGTTGCAAGAGTTCCGCTTGTAAAATCACTTCCAGCGCCTAACCAAAAATTTAAATCAATAGCACGAATGTTGCTGTTTGTAAGTGTTCCTGATGTATCCCCATCATAAGCTAAAGTGACATATTGCCAAGTGTTTGCTGTAGCTATTGAATAAGACTTTGCAATGTGCCTTGTGTTAATGTCATCTCTAATCTCAACAATATGTGTGCCTGTCTTTGACGAACGAACCCAAAAAGAAAGGGTAACGCTTTCTGCGTTAGAAGTGCCTTTTTTTAAGTGTTGTAAGTCTTGGCCTTCAATTCTTTGTTGAATAAAAATTGAATCTCCAGCCGCAGGGGATGCGTCTGCTGCTGTGCAAGAGACCTTTAAAGATGTTGCAAACCCCTCACCAGAAGGTACTGTAGACGATTGGTCAAATGACCAAGTTCCAATAGTGTCAATGTTTACGTTCCATCTGTCACAAGTAAAATAACCGGAAGATGTTTTTCCTGTTACTGAGACAGCCCTTTGGGCCACAGTCATCCCACCGTTGATTATGAGCGAGGGATTTGACGCAACAGCAGTCTGCGCCGCCCACCCTAACTGGCCTGACCCATCCGTTTTTAGCACTTGGTCTGCGGTTCCATCACCATCCGGCAATGTGAACGTGGTGTCGGCTGTCACCGCGCTTGGGGCTTGTAGCTTGATAGCGTGGCTTGCGTCATCGTCAGCGAGGCTCA